GTTCGCCTACGAGAAATTGCTCCAATTTCTATGCGAGAGCGTCGTGCGGCCAAACGAGTCCATTGTCCTTGGAGGCAGCTGGAGAATTCCAGTCATGGAAGGACTTCAACCGAAGAACTTCATCGAGCAACTGAAGATGGATGGTACTTTTAACGAGGCATCCTTTGACCGCGAGTTCGAGTCAAAGTGGGCTGGTTCCATCGAAGGCGCGTTCTTCGACATTGAGAAGTTTAGTAAACATCGTGTTATCGAGCTGCCTGAGAATGAGCCGAGTGGCCGCAACAACAAGGACGCCTATTATATCATGGGCGTTGACGTTGGTAGGTTTGGCTGCACCACAGAGGTTTGCGTGCTCAAGGTCTCTCCTCCTAAGAGCAAGAGCGAAGTCTTCATCAAGCAACTTGTCAACCAGTACTCCTTTGACGAAGAGCACTTTGGCATGCAAGCCATAAAGTTGAAGCGCATCTTCAAGCAGTTCAAGTGCCGCATAGCGGTAGTGGACGGAAACGGGTAAAAATTAGCTCCTTGCCCGTATAAAATTCTTTGAATTGCTGGGAACTCTCTTATAAGAGACAATCAGCATCTAAAGTCAAAGTCAAAAACTTCTTTTGGAGGTTTGGTTATGATGGAAATTACTAGGAGTAAATATAGTCTAAAATATCGATATTTTCTCGATGAACAGGGTAATATCTATAGCCAAAAAAGTGGAAAAAAAATATCTACACATTTAGACAAAGATGGATATGAAAAAGTTCGCTTTGTGTGTTCTGATAACAAGAGGCATACTTTTTCTGTACATCGTTTAATGTTAGAGAATTTTTGTCCAAGAAATGACATGGAAGAACTTCAAGTGAATCACATAGACGGCAACAAATTGAACAATTGCTTGTCTAATTTGGAATGGTGTACTTGTAAGGAAAATATTGATCACGCAATTAGGCATCATCTCCGCGCTAATCAAAAGGGAGAATATAACAATAGTGCGAAGTTGTCTGAGGCACAGGTATTACAAATTATAAAAATGCTTCAGAGTAAAAAATTTTCAGGTGCAGAAATAGATAGATATTTTGGACTTTGTAAGGATTATAGTAATTCTATTCGTAGAAAAGAACGTTGGAATTATCTGACACAAGATATTGATTTTGACTAAGTTCAACGACTATCCCCTAGTTGGGAGTAGATGTAGAAAAAAAACATCGAAGTGAAGAAGTCGCATTAGCGGCAAGATATAGTCTGAACTATATAGTGATATATAGATAACATATTGTAGGAGCAGGTCTCGTTGACTTCCTTGTGATTGACCAAGACGACCCTGATACAGGAGAGCCTCTTGGAAACTGGGGTGTCTACAACGATGATGACCACAAGTACAAAAAATTTGAGAACGAGAGCACCATTCAGAACGCAATGTACATCATGAAGGCAACCAACGTGATAAACTCTGAGCTTTATGCCTACACGCAGTCTCAGATGTCGTCAGGCAAGCTTCGCTTTTTGATTGACGAGAACACTGCCAAGAACAAGCTGATGAGCCAGTCCAATGGTAAGAAGATGAGCGTAAGCAAGCGAGCCGATTATTTGCGGCCATTCGTTATGACGTCAATTCTGCGTGATCAGATGGCGAACCTCGTCGAAGAGCACGATGGTGCGCTTATCATTCTCAAGCAGTCCACCCGCACCATCAAGAAGGACAAGTTCTCTGCGTACATCTACGCCCTTGCTTGGACGAAGATGCAGGAGGAGTCGAAACAGCGCAAGAGCTTTGACGTGAGTCGCATGATGCTCTTCTCAAAGCATTAGTGGGCAAAATAAGGTTAGCCGCAACCTCACTTTTTAATAAGTATTGATAATGGCTTATTCATGAGGAGGTTGCGGCTATGCGCTCATCTACTGGAGAGGTGCTTATCTACAACATCCTTTCTGCCAATGACGTGCCGTTCGCGGAGGAATATGAGTTTGCTGATCTCGTGTCCTCAAGCGGACGGCACTTGCGCTTTGACTTTGCGGTCTTTGATGATTGCGGCCAAATCGACTTTCTGATAGAGTTTCAGGGAAAACAGCATTATGTCCCAGTCTCCGTCTTTGGCGGAGAGAAAGGTGTTCATAGACAACGTTACAATGATGCCAAGAAGCGTCAGTATTGTTTAGACCATGGCTATAATCTGGTCACGATACCTTACTGGGACGAGAACAAGATTTCATATGACTACATAATGTCAGCAGCGGGATACTAGAAGGAGGTGCTATGACCGAGACAAATAAGAATGAAGAGCCAAAGGCACCAAATTTCTCTGCTGCCAAGCTTCGCACACTCGGCGTTGACTCAAACAAGTTCAACCGCATTGCGGTGGGCAACAAGAGCCTCGCTAATGATGTTGTCATCACCAAGGACTGGTTGCAGTCCTTTGGCCGCAAGAAGAATGACAAGAAGACAGTACTCGATGCGATAGAGAAAGGCAATCTGGCTGAGCTTAGGCGTCTGTCTGACGTCTTCTACCGCAAGAGTGGCATCTACAGTCGCCTTTGTCGCTATATGGCCTATCTTTTCCGTTATGACTGGATGATTACACCTATTGTCTCTTGGAAGAACAGGCCGCAAGACACAAAAGTGATAGAAGGGTGGCTGCGTGGATGTAAGTTCTTGGAGAACTCAAAGTTCAAGAAGACTTGCGGCGACATCGCGCTTAAGGTCATGCGACAAGGCTGCTACTATGGCTATCGCTTAGATCAAAACTCCGCCTCGTTCTTGCAGGAACTTCCTGTCGGCTTTTGCCGCAGTCGCTATACCCTGAATGGTTGGCCTGCAATTGAGATGAACATGAAATATTTCGACGAGGCGTTTTCTGACCCTGATTATCGTCTACGCGTCGTCAAGATGTATCCAAAGGAGATACAGAAGGCGTATGTTGACTATAAGAAGGAGTTGCTGAAGAAGGACTTTGCCTCTGACGATTTGGGTTGGGTTCTCTTAGACCCTGACAAGACAGTGAAGTTCAATGTTGGTAATTCTGATGTGCCGATGTTCGCAAACGTTATCCCGCATTTGATTGATCTTGAGAATGCTCAGGCCATTGACAATAAGAAGATGGAGCAACAGATTCTCAAGATTATCGTGCAGCAGTTTCCGATGGGCAAGAACGATGATCCAATCTTTGACGTTGATCAGATGAACGCACTGCACGCAAGCGCTGTCTCTATGCTTGGTGATGCTATTGGCGTAGATGTCTTGTCTACTCTTGCGGACGTTCAGGTGGCGGACCTTTCCGACAAAGGCAATCTTTCCTCTGTTGACCAGCTTACCAAGGTAGAGCGTACTGTCTATAATGAGGCTGGCGTGTCCCAGCTTCAGTTCAACTCAGACGGCTCTGTTGCCCTTGAAAAGTCCATTGTCAATGACGAAGCTTCTTTAATGGGGCTTATCTATCAGTTCCAAGAGTATGCGAACAGGCTTCTTATTCCATTGAACAAGAATTCTCGTCTTCAGTTCCAAGTGCAGATTCTTCCTACAACTTCATATAATTATAAGGACTTGGCAAAGCTCTATAAGGAGCAGACCACTCTTGGGTATTCTAAGCTTCTGCCACAGGTAGCTTTGGGACAGAATCCCACTAGCGTTATCATGAATGCTCTATTTGAAAACAAGACGATGAAGCTTGATGAGATTTTTATTCCGCCGCAGTCTTCAAACACTATGAGTGGTAGCGCTGTTAAGCAGCAAGAGTCTAAGACTCAGACGGTTGATAATGACGGTAATGTCGCTGACATCAAGAAGGACACGACCGAGAAAGGTGGCCGTCCCGAGTTGGCGGACGGGGACAAGTCTGAGAAAACGATAGCAAACAGAGAATCCCAGCAATAAAGGATGGAGGTTATATATGAACGAGAATCGTTCCGTGGCTACTATTGATAGCCCCGAGTTTATTGACATTCATCCTTACAATCCGCTCATCTCTGAGTGTCAGATAAAGGTGATGTATGTCGGCAAGAACCGCAACGGTTCCTATATCGATAAGAACACTGCCATTCAGATGGCTAATTCCTTGCCAGGTTGTCCGATTGTCGCGGCCTATCGTGAGGACATTGAGGACTTTGGAGACCATGGTGAGGTAATCAAAATAGAGGATGGCGAGGTAAAGTTCTCTTGCAAGACCGTTCCCTATGGCTTTGTTGCTCCCGATGCTCGCGTCTGGTTCCAGAAATTTGTCGATACTGATAAGTTTGGCAATGATGTTGAGCATGAGTACATGATGACCACTGGTTATCTTTGGACGGGGCAGTTCCCCGAGGCACAAGCCGTTATTGACGAGGGTAAGGGCCAGTCGATGGAGCTTGACTCTGACCACCTTGATGGCGAATGGGCAAATGACGCTAAATCTGGAATGGATTTCTTTATTATAAATGATGCGCTATTCAGTAAATTATGTATTTTAGGTGATGACGTTGAGCCCTGCTTCGAGGGAGCCTCCGTCACTGCTGTCGAGAAGCAGTTCTCTAATGACAATGAGTTTGCGCATTCTTTGTATGATATGATGAAAGAACTCAAATTCGCTTTGGAAAGCAAGGAAGGAGGGTCGTTGATGCAAGAAAATCAAGATGAACTCCAAGAGTCTGAGACTGAATTTGTCGTGACTTCTACTGAGGAGCAGCCTGAGCCTGTCGAGGAAGAGGTTGCGGCCAACGCTGAGGAGATTGAGGAGGTCGAGGAGCCTTCTACTGACGAGGCCGAAGAGCCTGTCACAGAAGAGAAGTCTGAGGTCGTGGAAGAGCCCGTTGCGGCTGAGTCTGTGTCTGAGGACATTGAAGAGTTCGCCAAGAAGGACGAAGACGCTCCTTCTGATGATGATACAGATTCTTCCGAGGCAGATGAAAACGATACTACCGAAGAAGAGGATGAGGAAGAGAAGAAGCCTGCTTCCAAGCATTCCCTTGTTGATGACGAGGCCATTATGGCTGAGCTTGAGGAACTTCGCCAGTTCAAGCACCGTATTGAGAGTGCTGAGAAAGACGAAGTAATCAACAAGTATCATATGCTCAGCGATGAGGACAAGGCTGAGGTGGTTGCTCATAAGGATGAGTACACCCTTCAGCAGATTGATGAGAAGCTCGCTCTTGTCTACGTAAACAAGAATGTTGACTTCTCTACCGTTGATGGTCTTCCCGAGGCCAAGGAAGAGGTGGAGCCTTCCATTCTCTCCTTCTCCCTCGATGACACTAATCTAGATAATGCGGAGCCAGTTGATGATATTCAGGCTGCTCTCCGTGAACTCAATCGATAATTCTAAGGAGGAATTTATCAATGAGCATTTCCATTGATAGGGCAGCCGCCGCAGTCCAGATGGTCGGTCATGACAACTTCGCTCAAGTCGAGGTCAACCACATGTCCGCTCCTCGTGATGGTGGCGTTTACGCCCAGCTTCCTGCTGACGAGTCCATTGAGACTCTTGAGCAGGGCATGATTGTCAAGTATGACATGGCCGCTGGCAAGGTTTCTCTCTCTGGCGATGGCGTTTATGCCATGGTTTACAACGAGGAGAAGCTTTATGACGAGCGCAAGCAGATGCATCGCGATTATGCCATGCAGAAGTCTGACTTCTACGATGGCGTCATGACCCCTCGCGTTCTTCGTCTCTCCGCTGGTGACATCTTTACGACCAACGCCGTTGCCAAGGGCAGCTACTCCAAGGGCGACAAGCTTTCTGTTGGTTCCGATGGCTTCCTCGCCGCTGGCGAGAATGGTGGCCCTGTTTGCCAGGTCGTCGCCGAGACCATCCTTCCCGATGGTCAGCCTGCCGTCAAGCTTCAGGTCATTTCCGAATAAGTGAAAGGAGAGATATTAGCAATGGAAATCATGAACCGCGAAAACCTTTTCAAGCTCGCTAAGGCCGCTGCTCACAAGGCTCCCCTCACTTATTCTCAGGAAGAGTCCTACAGCGCAGACCAAGTCAACGACGCTCTTCGCGCCCAGTTTGAGCTTCTTGCCCCCAACTATCAGGGCTTCCGTCGCAACGAAGCTCTAATCTATGAGCTCATTGAGAATACTATCGATGAGATTCTCCCCAACAAGGTGATGGCTCAGTATGAGCGTTTCGCCGATGTCCAGACCATCGCTCAAGGTGATCAGGCCGTCTTCAAGCTTCGCATCACTGAGGCTGCCCGCAAACGCGCCAAGGCCTTTGTCACTCGCGTTGGTCTTGCTGGTCGTTATGAGACCTTCATGCTTGATGGTACCGAGCTTCGTGTTGCCACCAGCGCAATTGGCGGTGCCGTTCGCATTGGCTTCGAGGAGTTCCTTGATGGTCGTTACTCCTTTGCCGATTTCACTGACATCATGCTTGAGGCCATGGATGAGTACATCTATGGGGAGATTGTCAAGGCCCTAGCCGCTACTGTCGAGAAGCTCCCTGCTAACAACAAGGCTGTTGTGGCTGGCTTCGATGAGGCTACCATGGACCGTCTGCTTGCCATTTCTGATTCCTATGGCTCTGGTCGTTCCACCATCTTCTGCACCCAGGAATTCGCTTCCACCATGCTTCCTCAGGACAAGTTCATTTCTGAGGACATGAAGAATCGCCTCTGGCGCGACGGCTTCCTTGGTGACTACAAGGGTCACACCGTGATTATGCTCCAGCAGTCTATGGTTGATGCCACCAACACTGAGAAGGTCATTGACCCTTCTCAGGCCTACATCTTCGCTTCCATCGCTGGCAACGAGAAGCCCGTCAAGATTGTCTTTGAGGGTCAGACCGCTGTCCGTACCGTCTCTGATAATGACGATTGGTCTACCGACATGCAGACCTATAAGAAGTTCGGCGTCGCCGTCTTCTCCAACCCCTCCATCTGCTCTTATAAGAACACTAACCTAAAAAAAGCAGTGGCCTAAACCCAAGTCCTACGCCTGACCCTACGCCAGAGCCAGGTAAGGTTGTAGATGCCTCTGACTATAACTCCATCGCTGATGCCATCGCCGATGTTGCTGACGGTGGCACAGTGATGATGTCTGCTGATATGAGCGTTGATTCTTCTCTAGATATTATCAAGAGTATGAAGATTGCGGCCAATGGCGCTACCTTCACGGCTCCTATCAATGTCAAGGATGGCGATGTGGAGATTGAGGGGGCAAAGCTTGTTGCTTCTGCTGCTTCAGCCACCGCTAAGGACAACGCCCCTGCCGTCAAGGTGACAGGAGATGGTGATTTTACCCTAGTGAACTCAACTATCTCTGGTACGTCTCGCACAGGCATTTCGCTTGGCACCACAGGTAAAATAACCGTGAGCGGTAATACTTTTGAGGCAGGCTCCAAGAGCATCTATAACGCTATTGAGTTTAGTATTGGCGATTCTGCCGCAGATATTTCTCATGCGGTCATCAAGGGTAACACCT